ACAATAGTTGCAGACAAGATTGATTACAGCACAACTCAATATTGCGTAGATTGTAACGAATATAAGGGCATCACAACTGTTGGTGAATATTTGGCGGAATACGGAATGGTGAGTGCATAATGCCTAAACCAACTAAAGATACATTAATAAGAACATATGTTAAAGATAAAGAATATCTTGCTAAATTCTATGCACGTTTAGAAAAGAGACCAGACGGATGTGTTGTTTGGACTGGACCTAAATCAACCAAAGGCTATGGTATTTTTAGTCTTGCTCATGGATGGGTCAAAGCACACAGATTTTCTTACGCCGTATACTATGGAGTTGACAAGTTGCCTCATGGAACATATAAAACAAACAAGAGAAAAGTGATCCACCATGAATGTCAAAACAAGTCTTGTGTAAATCCACTACACTTAGAGATAGTAACTGATAGTTATAACAGAGGTATGGTTTATGATAAAGACATGTTCTAGATGCCAAGAGGCAAAAGAGATAAGTAATTTTTATAGGCAAACTGCTTTACGTCCAAATGATGATGGCTATGATTATTACTGCAAATCATGTCGTAATAAGTCATCATATCAATCATGGAAACACAACAAACATAGGTGCACAACAGAGGGTTGCGACAAAGCAAATTATAGTCGTGAACTATGTAGGGTACACTATAATAAGTTTATGCGATATAAAAAGAAAAGGGATAAGAATGCAAAGACAATGTTGCAGCCTTATCCACCACAAGGAGCAGACAACGCATAATGGAACTAAGGCAATGCTCTAACTGTTATGTTTCAAAACCATTGACAGAAGAATATTTTAATAAACATAAAAAGTCAAGAAAGCAACTTGCAACGGAATGTAGAGATTGTAAAAAAGCATATTACAAAAAATGGCAACAAAAAAATAGGGCAGGAATAAAAATGTGTGAAACGAGAGGCAAAGATTTGTATACAATAAAAGAAGTAACTCCAGAACAGAGAAAAGCAAGACTGATTAATGCATATGCTATTATATATCATGAAGCATTTAACAGTAAGATAAGTATTGAAAAATTAGAAAAAATAGTAGATGACAACTCATAAGGTTTATTGGTGTAGCAAATGCAACGCAGCAGTAAAAGATGAGGCAGAGTGCCTTGTCTGTGGAAGAGCCCAACTTGAAATAGGTTGGGTAGATATAATAGAAAACGGAGAGAATAAATGATGCAATATTTTTGGATGTTTTGTGCAGGAGTGCTAGCGTTTACCAAGGGCAGAGGAATGATTAGATGGATAGTGTCAGCATACTTCTTTAGTTTTTTTGCACCAGCAATCTTGATGTTTTTGCCAACTAAATTAGAAAAATACATGAAGAGAGAAGCAAGGGTAATGGATTGGGCTGAGGGCTTAGTAACTAAAAAAGAAATTAAAGATGTTAATACTGTTGATGATTTGTTTAGTCAATTAAATAAAAAATAAAGGGGCAACAATGGAATCTAAACTAAACAAAGAACAAACAAGGAACTTAAGAGATAACCTTGCTCAGATTCCTTTATTACAAATAGAAGCAAAAAGTTTTCTGGTTCCAGGTAGAACTGGATCAGGATCGCCTACTAACGAAAGATCAATAGGCTTTAATGTGTCAGCAATGGATTATTCTATGGCTGCAGATATATTGCCTGTTCTTCATAAATATGAGGCAATCATTCGTAGGGGTAGAAATCTAACTCCTCCAGCCTTGCTCAAGAGATATCCAAGCATAGATCTAGAGGTTGCTGCAACAGTCTCATTTCATCTAGCGCATTTGGATTGGACCTTACAGCAGGACTGGGTTGTAGATTTTGCAGGGGAAGTAAAACAACTCCATTCCAAAGGACTATCAGTAACAAAGAAGTTTATAGACAAACCAAGAAGGATTCCATGTCCTACAGATGGCTGTAAATCTCATATCGTTATTGATATAGAAAATCTGCTACAAGGAGTAACCTGCTATAAATGTGACACATCTTGGACTATGTATAGATTATTAGGTTTGGCTATGAATAATCCAAACAGAACATTTTGGCTAGATGTAGATGCTATTTGTCTATGGATGAACATATCTAAAATACAACTTAATAAGATAGTTAAAGATCATAATGTCCCAACAAAGAATGGTCTTTATGATATTTCTGCTATTGCCAAAGCAAGGAAACTGGTTTGACTATTTTGGAAATAACATGTATAATGTACAGTAACTGTGCAGAGCCTACCCAAAAACTGGCGGGAATCCAAATAATACCAATCAATCCTAATAAAGGAACATATGTATAACATAAGTCTTATAATGGGTCCATGTCAAGTAGGTATAGAGACAGATGAGAAGTTATCATTTGATGCTCTTGATACATTATTAAACAGGGGATCATTAACAGTATTAACATTGTTCAATGCCCATATGGGTGCTATGGTCAAGTATGAGAACTATGATAATGACTCTGACTGTGAAGAGTGTTCATCAATCAAGGAAGAGTTAGATTAGTTATAAAGGTTTGATATTAAAGGGTTTGATATAAATGAAATTTTTAAGACCCTGCTCAGGGTGTGGCATACTAGTTAGAGATTCAAGATGTTCTGCTTGTGCTAGACTTCAGAGCCTAAGAAATCCTAGAAGAAGACACAACAAATACGATTATCAATGGCAAAAAATGTCAAAGTTAGCAAGAGAACTCCAGCCATGGTGTGGTAAGTGTGGCACAAATAAAGACCTAACGGCGGATCATATTTTATCCCTAGCCCAAGGCGGACTCAATACCCTTGATAACATTTCTGTTTTATGTAGAAAATGTAATTCATCTAAAGGTTAATATCTAGTTTAACCACTTCCATCCTGGTACCCCTGGCTGGCATTATCCCGTAGGGGTATTTTTTTGTGCTCAAAAAACAGTTGTAGACCCTGGCTGCCCCATTCTGTATAATATAGCAATATTATTGAATTTGGACATTTAGGACAAATGGTACAAAACGGACATTACAATTCTAAAGTAGAACGGAAAAATAAAAAATGGCACAGCCAACAGCAGGAAGGCCACCCAAGCCTAATGAATTAAAGAGACTTATGGGAAATCCAGGCGGAAGGCCTTTGCCTGATTTAAATGTTATTACAAATTTACCCATGGCAATAGAAATACCAACTCCACCAGAAAATCTTGGAGAGTCTGGATTAGATTTATGGAATCGTTGTTGGGGTGTAGCCATAACTTGGCTTAGTCCTGTTAGTGATATTGAGGCTATTAAAAATGCATCCTATCTGGCTGATGCTAATGAAGCAGCAAGAGCAAGGTATATGATTTCTACAGAACCTGCTGATGCAAAAGCCTATGTCGCAATTAACAAAGCGTTTACAGATTCTCTGACCTCACTGGCATTTGACCCAGTTTCCAGATCTCGTTTAGGAGTAGCAGAAGTAAGAGCAGCAACCTCAATTGATAAGTTATTGGAAAAAAGACAAAATCGTGCTAAAATGGTTTTTGAGGAAGACACAGAAAACAAGGGGCAATAAATGAAGCAGATAGCAATTAACGACATAGGAACAGCAGAAGACTTCCTAAAGGCAATAGACGAATCAATGAAAGATTATTCTATTGGAGATGCTGTCATAGGCGTAGTAGTCCAAATTGATCGTGATGGAGTACTTGTTGATATTGGCTCTAAGACAGAAGCCTTTATCTCTAAAAAAGAGATATCAGCAAAAAGGGTTTTTGAGATTACAGATATCCTCTCAATTGGACAGGCAGTACAAGCCACAGTTAAACACATAGATCAAGAAGGACAATACACCCTATCTATGAAAGAAGCAGAAGTAGAGATGTTGTGGGATAGCATAGAGTCTATATTTAATTCCGAAGACAAGATCGTCTCTGGTGAAATTGTTAAGATTATCAAAGGTGGCATGATTGTTGATATTGGAGTAAGGGCATTTTTACCTTTATCTCAATCTAACATTAATAGGACAGAAGATCCCCATACATATATTGGTCAAACCATAGAAGCCAAAATTATTCAATTTGAAAGAGAAAAGAATAATGTTGTTATTTCTCGCAAGGCGCTAGTTGAAAATGAACTAAAGCAAAATAAAGCGATCCACTTTAGTAGATTAGAAGTAGGCCAGGTACATAGAGGAAAAGTTACGGGTATTGCTGAATTTGGAGTATTTGTTGTTATTGGCTTAGCCTCTGGACTTATCCATAAATCTAAGATGCCCACACACACTCCTGAACAGTTTGCTGTTGGCGATAGTATAGATGTAAAAATTTTACAAATTGATTTTGACAAGGATAGGCTCTCGTTAGCACTTAAGGGATGAGCGTGGAGACTAAAGTACAAAATTGGCCTCCAGCCTACTTATCTCCTGTTTCAAAAACGGAACTAGCAAATAGTCGTGGCTATGACATTATTGATTTTGCTGAAACATTATGCCGTGTTACAGAAGATTCTATCGCTGGAAATGTTGGAGACAAGTTACTCCTACGCCCCTGGCAAAAAGAACTTTTACTACATTTATATGCAGAAGATGACAACGGTCTTCTAAAACATCGTCGTGCTTTAATTGGCATACCCCGCAAGGCTGGTAAGTCAGCACTTTTATCTACCCTCGTATTAGAACAACTTCTTCTGGGTGTTAATGGTGGTCAGATTTATTCTTGTGCGGCAGACAAAGAACAAGCAAAGATTATTTTTAAAACGGTAAAGAGAATGGTAGAACTAGAACCAGAGTTATCTTCCGTATTACAAACCTACAGAGATGTTATTTATAATCCAGGTACAGGAACAGTATATAGAGCCTTGTCTTCAGAAGCGTTCACTAAAGAAGGTTTAAACTCTACATTTGTGGCATTTGACGAATTGCATAGTCAGCCTAATAGAGAACTATATGACACTATGTCATTATCTATGGGTGCTCGTCTAGAGCCAATGCTTGTAGCAATTACCACTGCTGGAACGAAGTATGACTCATCAGGCAAAGAATCTCTATGTTACCAAATGTATCAAAGAGGAGTTCAAATAGCAAAAGGTGAAGTAGAAGATCCTTCATTCTTTTTTGCCTGGTATCAAGGAAATGAAAAACTTAATTACAAAGACGAAGATAACTGGAAGATAGCCAATCCATCCTATGATGACATATTATCTGCGGAAGACATGAAGTCTGCCTCACTCTTAACCCCAGAGGCTGAATTTAAAACCAAGAGACTTAATCTTTGGACAGATACAGGACAGACATGGATACCAAGCGATGTTTGGGATTCACTAACCCTAAAAGATAGAGAACAGATTCCTGGTGAAGATGTAATTATTGGCTTTGATGGATCATTTAACGGTGATGCAACTGCTATAGTTGCTTGGTTCCTTGGTTCTGAAAAACCTCACTTAGACATTTTAGGTATTTGGGAAAGACCTATAAGTGCTGACCAAAACTGGTTTATTCCAGTTGCCGAAGTTGAATCGTGTATAATAGATGCATATAGAAATCCAAACTACAGTGTCAGAGAAATTGTCTTTGATCCCGCTAGATATTCTAGAACTTTTATGCTTTTTGATGAGGAAGGGATGCCAGTAGTGTCTTATCCTAACACAGCAGAGAGAATGGTTCCTTCTACCGCTAAATTTTATGAGGCAGTTATGAACAAATCATTCACACACTCAGGACACGAAGCACTAAATAGACACATGGCAAACACTATGACAAAGACTTCTTCACGAGGACTTATGGTTCAAAAAGCAAATAGCAAAAAGAAAATTGACGCAGCCGTTGCTGCGATATTTAGTTATGATCGTGCTACGGTTCCAGTACCAGTGAAACCAGTTGCTCGTTTTTATTCAATATAAAACAATAAGGAGAAACATGAAACTAAAAAAACCAATTATAGATTGGTCGCTCACAACAGAGATTGTTGGCGTATCCCTTGCCACATATGGCTTATTTTTAATTTTCCCTCCTATTAGTTTTATTGCACTTGGTGCATTTTTAGTTTATATAAGCGAAAAGGAATAACATGGCAATTGCAGGTATTTATAACTTTATCATTGACAAAGGCTCTACATGGACATTGCAGATAGTCTACAAGGATTCAAATGGCAATCCAGTTAACCTGACTGGCTACACAGCAGAAATGCAAGTTCGTCGCAAGTTTGATTCTGAGAATTCAGTTTTGACTCTATCAACTTCTAATGGTGGTATTACAATTGTTGGCGCTACTGGAACATTAAATTTATTAGCAACAGATGAGCAAGCAAACATTGATGCAGGTCTTTATGTTTATGACTTAGAACTAAGCATTGGTGGAGCAAGAAGTCGTT